AACATCCTTTCAAAATAAATATTGCCCACCAGTTGCCCACCAACTGCCTGATGATTCAATACGATGGCTGTGATTAAATTAAATTGTTCAAAATATAAAGTATATTGTTATTTTAACAAATACTTCCATATTTGAATACTCGGAAAAGAAAGGAGATTTATTTTATGAAGGAACAAGCTAGGAGTACAAAGTATCCAACGCTTGTGATTGATTATGTAATGATTTCATTTGTTGAAGCAAACGTAGTTGAAGTTGGTGGATATTTATTTGACTATTCCATTATCGAAGAATTTGAACTCTTGGAAAGTAGCATACATGGCTTTAATAAAGTTCTTACAAATGGTTTTTTATTTCTCCATTATGAAAACAGGGGGGAAAAAGCAGTTGTCTTGCTAGAGATTCGTTCAAAAGGATGTCGATATCTAGAATGCCAAGTGGATCATCAATGGGCACATTTTTTTCTTAAATTGATGAAAATAGGAGAAAATGTTTCAATCAAAAGCTACAAAATAAAAAGACTAGATATAGCAATTGATGGGTTTACTTCGGATACTTTAACTACAAAGCGAGTTCAACGATATCTCAATCAGAGGTTAGTTACGTCGCGCTTTCGTACATGCAGAACAATTCAAGAAACTAGAATTTCCTCGTCTGACATAATCGGTGATAGTATTTATTTTGGGAAGAGAGCTAGTGATATCTCGATAGTCGTGTACGACAAAAAATTAGAGACAAAAACACAAGATGTTTGGTTCAGAACAGAGTTACGGTTTCGACATGACTGGGCAAATCGTGTTACTGCAACACTGGTTGAAAATTCATCTGAGTTTTCCTCTTATATATCAAGCATTTTAAAACGTAATTTGCAATTTCGCTCTCATACGGAGAATTATTCAGAAGTGAGACGTAGAAATTTAGCAACTTGGTACGAAAGATATCTTGAATATATATGTCAACAAGAACTTCATTGTGGAAAAATGAAATTTCTAGCTTCATGAAAGTGGTATTTAGCCAGTGACGTTACAGAAAGTAGAGGATTAGATGAATGATTTGAATTTCGATTCTTTAGTAGCAGAACTATTAAAGGAAGAAAATGGGCAGTTTGTGGTGGATTTAAGTATCTATTTTTCAGAAAAAACTCAAGTAAACAAGGGTGATTTATTAGAAACAGGAGGAACAGAATGAGAAGAAATACGAAGAAGGCTAAATTTTTTATAACATTAGTCGAAAAATATCAAATGAGTCCTTTTTATTCGTTTGAGATACTTAAGGAGATTTATTTGTATAAGGTAACTGATAGAGAAGTTGCTGGTCTATTAAATGCTCTTAAAAATGATGAGCTACTGGAAACAAACCTAAAAAGAATAACAAAAAGCGGACGTGTTCAATATATATGGAAGCTTACGGAAAAAGGTATGGTTGAATATCATCGTCTCATGGAATTATAACGATTGGAGGACTATTTTTTATGGAGGACTTTATTTTTGAATTAGCTATTGGGCTTGTTTTTTATTTCAACCAAAATGGAAAAGAGGAAGTAAATAGGAAAGAAGACTAAATTTGGTTTAGGAATTGGAACTGCTTGAACGTTTTGCATATTTTAAGTATTTAGGAAAGAAAACGATTCTTAGTCGATTTTCTTTCCTTTTTGATCAGTGAATATTTTACTGTAAGTACTTAAAGTTATAGAAATGGCTAGGAGGAGGAATCAAGCATGCGTGTGGCTTGTTATGATCGAACGTCTGTTTATGAAGAAGCGAAAATCAGTAATGACGCTCAATATGATGCAGTGAAAGAGTATGTTTTAGAGAAATATGAACAAATTCCCCAACGATTTTCAGATAAGGGAGAATCTGGGGGACAAGCGGATCGTCCAGCTTTTCGACAGCTTAGAGCTTGGGTTTGTGCGTCAGAAGAAGAGGGGGTGATCTATGTCTGGCGTTATGATCGATTGGCACGTCAAGCCAAAATAGCCTTAGAATTTATTGAATTGTGCCAACAACATCAGGTTCAAGTTTATTCGATTTCTGAACCTCTTCCTGCTTCTTTCTCGCACGCGTCAACGAATAAACTATTTGTGCAATTATTGTTCACTTTTGCAGAACAACAACGAAACGTCATTATTGAGAATGTTCGTGCCGGACTTGCCTATAAAAAGCAACAAGGGCAATATCTATCTTCTGCGGTTCCATATGGGTATCGTTTAGTGAATGGGAAAATCCAACAAGAAGCACACGAAGCAAAAGTCGTTTGTCGTATCTTTCAGCTCTATTTGACCAAAAAATATGGCTACAAAAAGCTTTGTCAACGATTGACGCAACAAAAGATCTTCTTCCGTGAACGTCCTTTTCAGCCTTATCACATTTATAGTATTCTAAAAAATCCATTGTACTATGGCGAAATCAAAGGAGGCTCTTTGGGGAAGTATCTAGGAACCTTTGAACCGATTCTCTCGAAAGCAACCTTTTTACAAGTCCAAGAGATTCGCCAATCAAGATGTACAGCTAAAAAAGATACGTATCCGTACTTATTACGTCAAAAAATTAAGTGTCCATTCTGTGGTCGTCATCTGAGTTCGAAGTATCAATGGAATAAAAAGAAGACGAAGACGCTTCATTATTATCATTGTACCGACCGAAGCTGCCAAGGAATCTTTCTTCGGGCAGAAAGGGTTGAGTCAGAAGTATTGGAAAAGATACAGGGTTTTTTTCAACACGAAGGCGTCTATCAGGCTTTGATTGCCCAATTGACGCAACAGTTAGCCGAAAAGCGAAAAGATGAAAAACACAAAGTAATCCAACAAAAGAAACAAGAAGCACAATGGCTCAAGGCATTTGAAGAGGGCAATTGTTCACTGGAAGAACTCAAGCAACAGCTGCAAGCTCTTCAAAAGCCGAGGTCTACTTCTTCGTTTCTTTCACTCCAACAGTGTGAAGCAAAAGTGAAAGAATGGCTTCAACTAAAAGACCTCTCTAGTCGACAATTGTTATGTGACCATGTTTGTCGGATCGAGGTAACAAAGGAAAAAACAGTCTGTGGGATTTACTTCCGACAACTGACACAAAATATTTTAGAAGGGAACGAATGATCTATGGAAACGACACCAACCAAACGAGTCGCATTGTATATTCGAGTGAGTACCCAAGAACAAGCATTAGAAGGACATAGTATTCAAGCACAAGAACAAAATGGACGACAGTTTGCCGAACGGATGGGCTATGAAGTGGTAGAAGTTTATGCCGATGAAGGAATCAGTGGGAAATCCACAAAAAATCGGTTCGCCTATCAACGAATGATGAACGATGCTCGGAACCATCGTTTTGATCTACTAGTGATTTGGAAATTGACCCGTCTCGGACGCAATATGTTAGATGTCTTACAAACCGTCGAGGAACTGTTGCGATATGATGTGGGGTTACATTCGATCTCGGAACAATTTGACGTGACTACTTCGACAGGAAAACTAATGTTACAACTCCTTGGGAGTTTCGGTGAATTTGAACGCAACCAAATTGCGGAGAATGTTCAGATGTCAATGCAAAGCTTAGTGAAAGATAAAAAGCGTTATGCAGGTGGACGACGTTTAGGCTATGTCAGTGGTATTGACACGAATGGTCAAAAACAATTGGTCATTGAACCAGAAGAGGCGAAAATTGTTCGTCTGATCTATGCAAAATATTTAGGTGGAGCAGGGTATCGAGCGATTGCCAATTTTTTGAATCGTCAAGGATATCAAACAGTCAAAAAGAATGCTTTTTCTACTACGGCAGTCAAAGATATCTTACGCAATAAAATTTATGCAGGGTATTTAGAATATGCGCGCTATATCAATTGGGAAACCAAACGACGGAAAGGAAAAAATCCGAAACCGATTTTAGTGAAAGGAACCCATGAACCGATTATTTCGGAAGGAGATTATCAAAAAGTACAAGAACGTCTTGCTTTAGAAGGAAAACAACCCAAATGGAACCATACAGGTGAAAATGTATTGACAGGCTTGTTACGTTGTCCAGAATGTGGGGCACCGATGGCAGCGAGTAATGTCACAAATACTCTAAAGGATGGCACAAAGAAACGAATTCGGTATTATTCTTGTTCAGTCTTTCGGAATAAAGGAGCAAGTGTGTGTCATGCCAATTCGATTCGTGCCGAGCAAGCGGAAACATTTGTCGCCGACCGATTAAAGGAGATCGTTCAGCTACCAGAAGTTCTTCCCCGATTGGTGGCA